GCATTTGAGGATGAGGCTTACCAGTAGCTCCACAGGCTCTAAGGCTAAAGAAATGCCTCCACTCTCTAAGGTTAGCTGTCATAACTACCTCAGTTTTAAGGCTAGTAGGTAGTACAGCTCTAGCCTCCTGCGGAGATGCTCCATCTGCGATCATTCTAAGATAGCTCTTTTCTGCCTCCTCACAGGCACTAACCCACGCTCCGTATCTTTCGCTCCAGTTATCGGTAGATACATTCACGCCATCCGCCATAAGGTAAAAAGGCTCAATAACGGTAATCTCTCCGCCCTTTGTGCCATAGTTACAGTATCTAGTACTCTCCTGTGCAAAAGAGGCTACTCTGTGGCGTACAATTTCGTGAGATACGCCTCTATCTACGATAAACTTAACCGAAAAGCTAAAATGCTCCAGCATAGCAAGATGATTACTCTTAATAAGAGCTCTTACCATCTTTTCCGCTGTGCCCTCTCCGATCTTATCCTCACTCTTGTAGCACACTCTAGCTACCTTTTCAATTTTCTTAAGGATCTCCGCCCCATTGAGGCTATCCACGATCTCATAACCAGCTTTAATAATCTGCATAACCCTTATTCCTCCGCTCCGTAGATTTTCTGAATAGCCATCTGGATAATCTGCTCTGGAGGAGTGCCTACAGGTACCTCCAGCTCAATAATACCCACCTTAGGCATTACAGGCTTTACGCTACATTTACAGTTAGGATGGATAGGAGCCTTAGGCTTAGTAGCCTGTTTTTCCTCTGCCTCAATAGCATCAATCTCAAACTGGATATACTGCTGAGCTTTCTTAAGATCCTCTACCAGATCCGCCTTACGCCCAGCTCTGGCAATATACTTTACAGCGTTTCCCAGATTGAAATTAAGCCCCCAATCACGGATCACATCCTTAGGCTCAAACTTTCTCCCCTCTACATAATGAGAGGGATGCTTTACATTATCACTCATTGTATGTACCTCCTATAGTGTTTTTGGTTTTTGCGTGATACCTAACTTAATCACAAAACCCCTAAAATATTAGAGGCTGTCAATGCTCTTTGCCTATTTCCTTAGGGATTTTCTTATACTCTCCTCAAAAAGGTAAGTATTTAAGCCTGTTTTTGAGGAGTAAAGGCTTACTTTTTACCGCCTAAGAGCTTAGCGATAGTATCAAGCCTTTCTTGATCCGCCTTAGAGAGCTCTGTAGTACTAGAGCTAGTGGTATTATCCGTAGCCTCTCCCATAAGCAAGAGATCCAGCTTAACCACTCTCTCCAGATCTTGTATGTTACGGATGCTAAGCTCTCCCTTAGCTATTTTCTGGCTGGCTTTAGCTATAAGGTTATTCATAAGGATCCTATATCTGGTTTTTACATCGGTAGTCTGTGCATTTAGGGCATTTCCGCCCATATTTCTAGCATCCTCAATCTCCCTCTGCTTAACTCTATCTACCCAGTTAAAGGATCTACTCCAGCCAGCTACGGTACGCTCTGTACGCTCAATCTTTTCCGCTACCTGCTTAAGGGATCTCTTATCTCCTAAGTGGTAGTAAATCTCAAAAGCCTCCTTTTGGAGGTTATTCTCCTTACTTAACTGTGCCATTTCCTCATATTCCTCCTTTCTGGCTCAAAACGCCCCTTTTTCTCTGCTTTTGGTATGAGGGGAAATTTCTACAGATTTTCTTACTATCCGTATCAATTACCTTAAAGTGAGTTATAACTCCTCTTATGTTTCTCTCTTACTAACTTAATTACTTTCTTGATATTCTTTCAGTTAGTAAGTTTTATATTTCAGTTTTTTATTTCATTTGTTATTAGATAGAGTATTAGTACTTTCTTTTCCGCAAAATGGCTACTTTTCTCCGCCTTTTGCCTTTCTTTCCGCCCTAACCTCTTTCTCCGCCCTTTCATTGATTTTTCATAGGGCTACTGAAATATAAAAGGAGAGGCTTTATATCCGCCTCTCCGCTTTTAATACTCTGCACTCATACACTTTAGATACAGCCTCCAGAGCTTTCTCCTAACATACCTCATTAGGAGCTGTAGATTATAAAACCAGATTACTACCTTAGGCTTTCCGCCTATGTATCCGATCCTTACTATCCCATCTGGCTTACTGTAACTAAAAGATCCTCCGTGCCCTCCGATCCGCTCACTTATCCACTCTTTATCTATGTGCTCCTTTAGAGCCCTCTCTTTAACAGCCACGATATAAAGCCCTCCTCTGGAGTGAGCTCTACATACTCATTATATCGGTTACTAAGCATTACTAGCTCATCCTCTGTAATTCTCACGCTGTTACTACCGAAACGGAGCATAGGGAGGGTAGTTTTCTCCTCCTTAGGCTTTTTCTCTTTCGGAGGCTCCTGCTCTGTAAACAAATCCTTAAGATCCATCTCTGTAAAGCCCATTACCTCCAGCGGAAAATCTACCTCCTGTAGCCCAAAGAGCTCCTCCTTAAGCATATCCTCATCCCAGCTACTCAGCTCCGCCAGCTTGTTATCTGCAATACGGTAAGCCTTTACCTGCTCTGGGGTAAGATCATCTGCAATAATGTAAGGTACTCTCTCCAGCCCAGCTAGGATACTAGCCTCTCTGCGTGTGTGCCCTGCGATAATAACCTTATCAGCATCCACTAGGATAGGATTTCTAAATCCAAACTCCTTAATACTCTCCAGCACCTTTTTTACCGCATAATCATTTACTCTAGGGTTATTCTCATACGGTATAAGATCTAGCGGATCCCCATAAAGCACCTGCATAGCCTCTTTTACTTCCATAACCTTTTTACCTCCGTTTCATTGTCTTATGAAAAAATGTGTATTTTTCTTTCATAAGATAGGTTACAATCCTGTAAAAAATATGTATCAATACTACAGATTAAACTCTCCATCCTCATCATAAGAGCCTAAAACGCCTTTAAGCTCCTGCCTCTGTCTGGAGTTAAGGTTACTAAGTGGTATCTCTATCTGCATCCTCCTATGCTCCTGCTCTGGAGTATCATAGGGGTATTTCTCTTTAGTTTTCTTATTTTTCTTAGTGCTGGCATAGTAAGGATCGTGCTCTCTTAGCCAGCGATCCGCATCATCCTCTTTTCTAATCCTCTTAGCCACAGAGTTAATCCTCCTCCTCAAAAGCCCTAAGCCCTATCTGCATCTGCTTTAATCCGCTGTTAATATTCCTGCTGATTACAGATTGATCTACACCCATTACCCACGCTATCTCCTCCTGTGTGTAACCCAGTACCAGCGTGTATGTAATAGCCATAAACTGAGGGAAACTTAGCACCCCATTTTTATAGCCCTCGTTAAAGGCGTTTCTATTCTTTCTGCTATAGAGATCCATATCTATCCCTGTAACCCTCTTTAGATCTATGAGGATACAGATAGCTACAGCATCTCCCTTATCTCCCAGCTCATCCAGAGTACCCCACATCCTAAGGAGCCTCTTTAGCTGTCTTTTATCCTTATAGCTTACCCTTAGTAGGGAATAGTTTATTATTTCTCGTACCGCTCCCACAGTTTCTACCTCCTGCCAGTTTTTCTATGTATCTTAGGTGTACTTCTGCTGTAATGTGTTTGTATAAACCAATCCCTTTTACAGTAGCTATACTCTTATTGATACTAAGGATCTCTCCATAGGTATAATCGTGATCCAGAGGGCACATCCACTTTACGGTATCGCCTACCTTAAGCATCCCTAAGTACCTCCTCACAAACGGAAATAAGGAGATTAGAAAACTAATCTCCTTTAATCCTTTACTGATCCTGTATTTCCTGTTTAATTTCCTGTGCCCTCTGGAGGATCTGCTTAGTATAAGCTGTACTGTAGATCCCCTCCGCCCAGAGGTTATTAGCTCCAGAGGCTCCCATATTGTAAACCATAAGCACACAATGAGCTCCGCTACTAGCTAAGTATCTATCCTGTATTTCCTTTATGTAATTAACTCCTACCCTCATATTTGAGTAAGGGTTATAGAGATCCTCTACACCCAGAGCCTCCATCCGCTCTGTATGCCATCTCTCCTGTATCTGCATCAAGCCCTTAGAGTTTCCGCTATCGCCTGTAGCATCCCACTTATAACCGCTTTCTCTCTCAATGAGAGCCAGCACCATATAGTAATCTACTCCAGCATCCTTACAGATACACCATAAGTAAACCTGTGCTACCTCTGGAAACATTCCGCCCTCCATAGCGTAGGAGCGTGGGATCTGGTAATATCTGTAGCCCTCCTCATAAACCTCAGCTCCCCAATCTGCACTCATAATGGAGTAGGGGTAAACTCTGTTATTAGGATCTC